AACGGCCTCTTTATTATTCCAGAACGTAACTATAAGACCTTACCAAGACTTAATTATAGACGCTATAGACGATATACTAGCAGTAAACGGAATTAGTCTTAAATTATATTTTAAAACGCTTCAGCCTTTAGAGTTTATCGAAACAGATAACGCTATTACAGACGAAGCTAGAGAAGAAGAAACGGGAGTAAAGCTTAGTAAAGAAGAGCCAACGGACGAAGAGCTATTAGAGAGCCTAGAAGGATTAGGTGAAAGTGAGGAGGAGCTATTAGAGCAGGGCTGGGAGCTTTTCGACGAAAGAGCGGTAGATTACGAGCAGGAAGAGGCCTTAGATAAGATGCTAAGCTTAGCTTCCGTAGTACCTAATAGAGCAACGGCTAAAAGTGAATTAGACGGAGAGACTGAGACTGGTAAAAGATACTTAGTAAGATACCAGTACGCTCCTTTAATCGTTAGCGGTAACTCTAGAGAGTTTTGCCGTAAAATGGTACGAGCAAAAAGAATTTATAGAAAAGAGGATCTAAATAAAAATAGTACTGCTAATAGCGAATTAGCGGCCAAAGGAGAAAACTCTTATAACATATTTTTGCATAAAGGAGGAGCTAACTGTAAGCATTATTGGCTCCGTAAAACCTACATATTTAAGGACGGAGTAAAACCAGATCCTAATAGTCCTAAAGCAGAAAGAGCTTATAAGAGCAAAAGAGAGCAAGAAGGGATAAAAGATCCTACCTCTGCGGAAGAACCTAACTTAGTTTCTACGCGACCAATAGATACCCCAAACAAAGGATATAAAAACCCTAGATAATTATGGCAGAGGCATTATTAATATCGAGAAAAGACGTAGTTAAGTTTACCTCCATGAACGGTAATATAGATACGGACCATTTTATCCAGTACGTTAAGATAGCGCAGGATAAGCATATAGAAAACTATCTAGGAAGCGACTTAATAAATAAAATAAAAGAAGATATAGTAGCTAGTAGTTTAGCAGGAGACTATTTAAACTTAGTTAACAACCAAGTGAAGCCCGCCCTTCTTCATTGGACTATGGTAGAATTTTTACCTTTTAGTAACTATACTATAGCTAATAAAGGGGTATTTAAACATACTAGCGAGAACTCAGATAGCGTAACTAAAGAGGAGATAGATTATCTAATAGAGAAGGAAAGAAATACGGCCCAGTATTATACTGATAGGCTAATAGATTATTTAAATTTTAACGCTTCTTCTAAGTTTCCAGAGTACTATAGTAATACTAACGAGGATGTATTCCCAGATAAAGATTTGTTCGGTGGATGGATTATTTAGCGGAGAAAAAAGTAAAATATAAACCAAAGGAAAAAAATATAGTTAAGCTAGAAAACTATATAAAAAACCTAGATAACAAATTGGTAAAAAAATTATTAGTATAATATGGCTAACGCTATTAACTGGGGGGAGATTTATTGTAGTTCTTGGTTCGGAGATGTATCGAACGAGAGTACCCTCCATATTGATAGCCAGCCTAATTGTTTCGTTTAAAATATGGCAGCAGTAACAGATTGGTACGGTAGAAACGATATAGGATGGGGTAAGACCTACGAAGTCGCGCATGCGGGTAACGTAAACGAAGCTAATAATTGGGGTATTATATATCCTTTTAATTTCGACGGTAGTACTTTTGATGTATCTACTTCAGCAGTAACGGCAGATAATAATTTATATACGGCAGATCAAACACAATTTTAAAATAAGAAAAAAATGGCTAAACAACCTATAGGAATTGGTAGTAGCGCAAACGATGGGACGGGGGACGCTCTAAGAGTAGCCTTTGATAAAGTTAACGATAACTTTGACGAAGTTTACGCAGACGATTTTGTAACTACCGCAAGGATAGCAGACGATGCTATTACAGAAGCCCATTTAGATGCTACTAATGCCCCTACCGATAACTACGTTTTAAGTTACGATAGTGCTACTAGTGGTTTTACATGGGTCCAACAATACGACGGAGATATAACTGGTATCGTAGCTGGAGACGGTCTTACGGGAGACGCTACTTCTGGAGATGCTACTTTAGCAGTAGGAGCAGGAACTGGTATAACAGTTAACGCAGACGATATTCAAATAGCAGACGGAGGAGTAGATACCTTACAACTAGCTGCAGACGCAGTAGACGGTACTAAAATAGCAGACGACTCTATAGACTCTGAGCATTATGTAGACGGATCTATAGATACCGCGCATATAGCAGACGATCAAATTACTCATGCTAAACTAGAAGCGAGATATACTGCAATACAAGATATATCTACTACAAGCGGAACTATAAACCTAGATGCTTCTTCTTACGCAGCGTTTAATTTAACTGGTAATTTAACTACGGCTACGTTAAATATACAAAATATGAAAACGGGCCAAGTAATAGATATTTTACTTTCGGGTACTTTATCTAGTGCGGTTATTACTCTAGCAGACGACTTTACTACTTCAGCTATTAATAAAGTAGGAAGTAACGATTTAGATACTGCTTCGACAAATTTAATTCAAGTTCTTTGCGTAGACGATACAGATTCAGACGCTATTTTAACTTGGGCAGTAGCAACTTATACAACCGATACAAGCGCATAATTATGAAAGCAATAGAAATAAACGGAACTATAAAAACTTATAACGCTATCCCTAAAGCTTGGGGTAACGTAATAGCAGGATTTGATTTATTATCTTCTTCCGATTGGGAAGCTGCAGGATTTTACGACGTAATTAAACCTAGTTACGATTCCGCTACTCAATACTTAGGAGATCTAGAATGGGATGCGGATAGCAGTACTTTTACTTATCCAGTAATTAACAGAACTTGGTCTCAAACAGTAGCCGAATTAAAGGAAAGTAAAATAGCAAACCTAAAAAGTATTTACAACAGAAAACTATCAGAAACGGATTGGTATATTATTAGAGCGCAAGAGGGAGTAGCTGCACCGCAAGAGGTATTAGACGCAAGAGCAGCTTTAAGAACAGAATGTTCAACTAAAGAAGGAGAGATTAACGCGCTTACGACTAAAGTAGCAATAGCCTCTTATTCTTTACCAAACTTTGATTAATGGGATTTAATAAAAAGTTTTTTACAACGGGAGGTGTTGTAGCTTCTACTCCATCAGTTCCAGCTACATCTCACTATTTTTTTGTTAGTGATGCAGGTAATCTAAGCTCAAGCGCAAGATTAAATAGTGTTGATTCTGAATTTACTTATTCAAGACCATCGGGATATAGTGAGTGGGGAGGAACATTTGATGCTAACAATCAATCACATCAATTTGCAGGAAGCTCTAGTTATACTACTTTAAGTGAAAATAACAAAAAATGGGATAAGTCTGGGTCATATTACAATGCAATATGGGGGCAAAACGGTTATAGTAGTGGAAAATATTATTTTGAATTAGAGTTTTTAGGTGCTGAACTATTTTTTGGTGTAACAAAGTTATCAACAGCTACTACGCTATACGATGGAACTCAAGTAAAAGATAACTCTATTTCATACGGAAGCTGGAGTACATTATCATACAAATATTCGACAACTAATACGGGTGACGGTGTAGTTTTAAGTACAAATGATGTTATAGGTTTTGCTATAGATTTTGATGGCCAAGAATTAAAATATTATAGAAACGGAAGCCTTCAAGATACGGTTACTTTACAGTCATAAAATGGAACAACTAAAGATATATTTATTGAACGCAGTAGCATTAGCAATCAGCATAACAGAAATAAATCCTTATCTTCAGACAATATCGCTATTATTAGCAATAGCATATACGTTAACTCAAATAATTAAAAAAATAAAGTAATGGATATAGATATAAACGGAGACAAAAAAGCAGATCTTTCTATAAGTATACCCCAGATAGTTACTTTGTTAGCTATGTTTGCTTCTATAGTAGGATCTTATTATTCTTTAAGTGCTAAGATAGAAGCTAACGAAACAGCAGTAAAAAAGCTTAAAGAAAACGAGCAGAGTTATACATGGCCAGCCCAGAGAAAGCTAGAGGCAGAGTTTAGAACTATGGAGATAGAAGTTACTCGATTCATGAAAGATTTAGAATACTTACAAAGAGATAAAAGAAAATAAATATGGACGCACTAATTATTATTATTACTATTTTAATGTTCGCTACCGCTATAATGATGGGGCTTACTGTTTATGGAATTTTTTCCGATAAAGATAAAGACGGGATTCCAGACGCTTTAGAAAATAAATTTAAAGAGTTAAAAGACGATATAAAAGAGCAGATTAGTAAAATAAAAGAATGAAGTATTTTACTCTTAGCGAGTTCGATTGCCCTTCTCTTAACGAGTCTGGCATTAACATGGACAGAAACTTCCTCGATAAACTTGAAGAGGCTAGGGAATACGCAGGGATCCCTTTTAAAATTACAAGCGGATATAGAACCAAAGAGCATAACGAAGAGCTTAGAAAAAAAGGATATAAGGCCTCAGCTAATAGCTCGCACCTTATCGGAAAGGCCGCAGATATCGCAGTCGGAAGCGGAGCAGAAAGATACCTTATACTTAATGCTCTTATTAAAGCAGGATTTAAGCGTATTGGAATCGCTAAGACCTTTATCCACGCAGATACCGACTCTATCGATCAAGGAGGGAATAAACCTAATTCCGTCTGGACTTACTAATACTACTGGTAGTACGCTATGGCTGAAGTAAAAGTTAAGTCTAACGGGCTTAGAAACGAATTAAAAGAGATACGCAAAAGTATCGACAGACTAACAGAAGTTTTACTTCTACAAACTAACAAACATGCGAATAATACTAATACTACTTGTAACGACTCTAGTGGGGTGTGCAAGTGCAAGAAACCAGAAACTAGCTGAATATAAAAAAATAACTAAAGATATCTGTATAGATAACCAGCACGAAGTTAAGTTAGCCCAGATACTTTATAATAAGATGCTTCGAGAATAATGTTAAAACTACTTTTAGGACTTTTAAAAGGA